TCTGCACCTGCAGCCACAGCCCAGCCCACCAGGTGGTAAAGGGTTCCGCCCAGAGCGCCAGCGATGCGATCCAGGTAGTGAACGCCGTGCCCACCCATGCGAAGAACGCCATGATCGGTTCGCGGAACACGAACAGTGCAGCGGCCGCAGCGGCGAGCAACGCGATCCATCCAACAGGGCCTGTAAACACAGCGACCAGGATGGTACCGAGCGTGGAGAGCGCCCCGCCGATGCCGGCGAACACGCCGCCCACGGTGGCCAGGAACCCTGCCATCAGCGGGCCCACAGCCCCGAGGAACCCGGCGATGGTGGCACCCATGCCACCGATGGCGGCGGCGACCCCGCCGAAGGTGATCCCCATCGCAGAGAGCTGGGCAAGGGCGTACAGGAAAGATGCGATCGCGGGCATGATCGCCACCAGGCCCACGAATGCCGCTGCGATGCCCACCACCGCGGCGGTGAGGATCGGGAACCGCTGGGCGCCCTGGGCGATCACGCTGATCACCGGGGTGAGGATGCCCAGCAGCAGGTTCAGCGCGGGGATCAGGGCGTCACCGATGGCGATCTGCAGCGCCTTCACGTTGTTCATCAGCAGCTGCCAGCTGTTCGCGCTGGTGCCGGCCCGCGACTCGAACTCCTTCATCATCGAGCCGGCGTAGTTGGTCCTGTCGGCCACCGCCGCGATCGACTCATCGAACAGCTTCATGTTCTTCAGCAGCGGCGCCAGGGCCCGCGCCTCGTTGCCGAACAACTGCTCCGCAACCGGAATCTGCATCTCCTTGGGCAGTGCAGCGATCCGCTGGAACACGTCGCGGATGGTCGGCACGGCGTCCTTCTGCATCCGGCTGGCCACCTCGTCCGCCGACAGCCCCAGTTGTGCCCAGGCGGCTTCCTGCTTCGCCGTTGCGTTCTGACCGGCCGCCATCTCCTTGATCAGGTTCCGGAAGCTTGTTGCCGCCACATCAGGTGCGGCGCCGGCGGCGATCATCGCCGAACCGAGCGCCGCGGTCTGCTCCTCCGTCATCGCCACCTGCTGGCCGAACGCACCGACCCGCAGCATGAAGTCGGTGATCTCCGACGCACTGCTCGCCTGCACGTTGGAAAGGTAGTTCATCGCATCGGCCAGGCCCTGCACCTCCTCCTGGCTCAGGCCCATCGATGTGCGCATCTTGGCCATCGCATCGCCCGCCTCGCCGGCGGTCATGTCGAACGCCACGGCCATCTGTGCCGCCGCCCGGGCGAACTCCACCAGGCCGTCCTTCTCGATACCGGCCTGCCCTGCAGCAGCCACGATCTGCGCCAGCCCTTCGGCCGTGATCGGGAGCTCGCGCGAGAGGTCGATGATCGCGCCCTTCATGTTGGCCAGCCCCTCGGCCGAGTCGAGACCCGGCACGACCTTCTTCACGTCGGCCATGGCCGACTCGAACCGCACCGCCTCCTTCACGCTGGTACCCAGCGCCACGCCGATGCCCGCCGCGCCGGCCGCCAGCGCCTGGAAGCTGGCCGACTTCAGCATGTCGCCGAACCCACGCTTGGCAGACTCCGCCACACCCGAAAGGCCGCCGATCGAAGACCGCAGCCGATCGACACCATCCTGCCCGATCACCTGGGCGGAGATCTTCAGGACGGCATCGAGGTTCATCGCCATCAGTTCTTCCGCGCGCCCTTGCTTGCCTGCTTGTTGAGCAGTTCCACCGCCCGCCGCTCAATCACCTGCAGGTCTTCCATCACCGTCTGCGGCCTGTCTACAGCGTAAAGAGTGAGCATCTGCAGCACCACGCCATAGTCGAGACCGAACACGCCCTGCCCCGCCGAACGCCACTGCGTCTGGCAGCGCAGGAAGGTCATCACCGCATCATGATGCTCGGGCCACACCTCGTAATCCGCCTTGCGCTGAAGATTTTCGGGCAGGATGATGTTGTACGCCTGCGCATCAGCGGAGAGCGTTTGATGACCAGCGCCGCCGCTGAACCAGTATTCGGCGGCGCCGATCAGTTTTTTTGCTTGGCCTCATTCAGGCTGCCGAACCAGTTCTTCACGATCTGACCCGCCACGGTTGGGATTTCCAGCAGCATAGTGAGGTTCGCATCGGTGAACGGCAGCTGCTCGCCGTCGTCGTCCAAAATCCCCGACCACCCGGCCACCACCTCCCTCGCTGCGTCGATGTCCTGGATCTCGTCCGCAGGATCCACATCGCCACGCTCCTGCAGCTTCACCTGACGGATCAGCTCGTTGATCCTGCTCTGCGGCAGCCGCCGCAGCACTGCATCGAACGAGTGCGTCTCACGCCGGCCGCCATCAGCGGGCAGGGTGATCTTCATCGGCCATGTGTAAGTGGCCGACTGCGAGAGCTTGAATGCCATGGGGAGGAAAAGGGTGGGGGAAGTGAACGCCTTGGCTGATCAGGTGTAGACCAGGGTGAACTCGTCGTTGCCGGTTGCCGGGTTCGGCATGAACGGCATCGAAAGCATCAGCACACCATCAGAGTCCTCGTAGGACGGCGATCCGAGGTTCACCCCTGGAGCCGCGAAGGTGACGATGTTGCCGGCAGTCTGACCATGCTGGAACTGTAGGTTGCCCAGGGCCTGGGAGGAGATCCTGGCGAAGTAATCAATCGAGCCAATCGGTGGCGCCTCGATCTGCAACTCGCCTTCCGGTGCCCGGTCGGTGATCAGCACCTGCCGAGTGGCGCCGGCCAGCTGCCGGTAGACCACCTCGTTCGCCAGGTCGAGGCTGAAGCTCTCCAGGAACGCAGCAAACCCATGCAGCTGCAGCGCAGTGGTGTTCTCGGCATTCATCACGAGCGGGTCCGCCTGGTTGGTGAAGGTGGCAGCCGGCGTGGCCAGGGCCGTGGGCGTGTTGTAGAGGCCGGTGAACTCGAAGTTGAACTTCGGCACCTCGCCCACTTCGCTCTCGATCTCGAACGTGCCGCGTGCACCGGTCACCAGGTGGCGAGTGCCGTCAGCGTAGAAGTCAAGCGTGACCGACCGGATTGCAGAACTCACCGGCGCATAGGTCACGCTGGTGGCGGCCACGATGGTCTCGTTCAATGCGCACGCCTGCAGGCATGCCCCATAGCGCGGTGCGGTGCCGGCGACACCGGACCCAGCCATCTCCACGCTGAAGGAAACTTCCACCATCCGCATGCTGACGAGCTTCTCAGTATTGCCGTAGTACGGGGTGATCAGCTCGCGATCCTTCAGATCTACCTCGAGGGGTTTCACGTCCAGATCGCTCACAAGAATCGCGTCGGCGCCAGTGGGGGCCGAACTGGTCCCGTAGGTCGTCTCGATCCTCGCCAGCAGAAGGCGCTTGTTCCAGTCAGCCATTGTCGGCCTCGATCATGGTGGGCTCAGAATCAGCGGCAGCCGGCACCTGCACTTCTTCAGTGGGGAGCCATTTGCCACTCAGCGGATCGAGAGTGAAGGATCCCCCAACCGTCGGCCGCGGCTCTGGTTCTGGATGCTTTTCTGCCTTCACGGGATGATGATGCGCTGCGATCAGGCTACGGACAGCGTCGTGATTGGCGTGCGGTAGCGTACCTGATAGGTGTTCACCACCCACACCGTCGCCAAGTCGGCCTTGTCAAACTGAGGCTCGCAGGCAACGGGCCAGAGATCCATCGCCAGCCCGCCGATGCTGCGATCGGCCATCAGCGCAGCATGGAGTGCCTCCACCACAGGATCCGCAGCCTGATCTGGCACCAGCCCGCGGGCGTAGACCGTGATCGCCACCGAGAGCGTCCAGTCGATGCTGCGCGTACTCACCGGCGCGGAGGAGCTGGTATCACTGACCGGCTCGATGATGATCGACGGCGACTCCTGCCGGCTGAATGCCTCCTGCCTTGAGCGGTACACCCTGCCGCTGACGCTGGCGACTCCAGCCAAGGTCGTGGCGATCGCCGCGAGGATGTTCTCGCGTTTCGTTGTCATGCCGCAGGCATGGTGCGCGTCCAGCTGGTGATCGTCACCGTCTGGCCGCTGGCGATGCTGGTGTTGTCCAACGTCAGATCGCCACCACCGCCAGTGGCGGTAACCGTGCCCTCTTCGATGTCGGTGCCGTTCGTCAGCCGGTAGTGGGCGGCAGTGCCGGTGCCAGAAGCCGATGCACTCCATGTGCCGCTGAGGGTGACCGCTCCGGTCCCGCTGGTGAATGGAGTGGCCGGCAGTGTGATCGTTGCGAGCACCGTGCCAGTGGCAGCGTTTGCGACACCAGCCGGGGCCCCTGTGCGGATGACAAGGGAGGACCCGGCAGGGAATGCCGCCACGTAGCCATCCCTGAGACGGTTCCGAGTGGGAGTGCTGTGCTGAATGGCCATGGGAGACCCAGGGAGATCATGTATGGATTCAGACTATGGACTCGATCGCAGTGTCAGAGGCGAGGCAGAATCGGCCTATATCTTTTCGTGTTGCTCAAAGCGGGATCCTGTAGATGTGGTGCTCGTGCTCGGCAGCGAAGCTGTCGGTGAAGGCACGATTTGCGACAGGGATCGTCCTGTTCTCGTCAATCACTGTGACGGTAGTGCCGTTGATGCCTGGGGGCAGGGTGAATGTGCGGCTGCCTGACGCTGCCGGCGGCGTGCCCTGCGGCAGCGCCATGGCAATGATGTACGCGTGCCCGTCATAAACCTTCAGCGCTGTATCCAGGTTGGGCCCAAAGCTCCACACATAGGACTGCGTATTGAGCACGGGAGCCATCCGCATCACCTGAGCATTGATTGCCGTGACCTTGGCGCGACGATCGGCTGGGCTGTCAACAAGGGAGTAAACACCACCGATCGAGAAATCATTATTGTGCTGGAACCACGCGAGGCCGGAAGCACCGTGGATGAGAGCGTTCCACGTGGCGCCCTCCATCTCTTCCAGCCCAATGGTCTCTGAACCGGCTTCATAGATAAATGGCCGCGCAGATTCCACAAATACCCAGTTTGGCTTCTGATAGGCAGTGGCCGTTCCATTGAGAGTGCCACCAAGGCGTACCATGCGATCCTGCTGCCATCCATAGCAGCGGGAAGACCTTGCAGCGGCAGCACCTAACCCCCAGGACGGAGTACGGCCAAACTCATAACGCACCTGCGGACTCGTGTATCCGTATTTGTCCACAGATGTGAGATCAACCACTTCGATCATGTCATCCATGGTATTCGGAGCCCAGAATGTTCCGAGAACACCATTGCCGAAGTTTGAATGCAGGAATCTGCCATCGTTAAATGCGCGATATTTTGCAGCTTGATTGCGCTGGCTGGTTAGGTTCTGCTGCTCCGTGCCACCTCCCATATCCAGCTCTTCGGAAATCTGCCAGCCAATCACACGCGGATTGCTGCGAACAGCAGTCTTCGTTTCCCACCCATCCTGAAGAATCAGCCAGAGCCCCTCGTTTGTCATTATGTCAACCGTGCTCCAGTCGCCAGGATTCTCGGCCCGCATGTAGGTGTTGATCCCAACGGACCTAAGCTGCCTTGCGTGTTCTGGTTTGCCATAGAACACTGAGATCGGAAAGAAACCTGGGCTTACCCATTCGGTTTGTGCCGTTGCCGAGAAGCGCTGATAGTAAGCCGGGCCGCCATGCCATGGAACTCTTGGCAGATCGAGTACGGAAGGCGGAGCAGGAGTTGGTGGTACAGGAGGAGCTGGAGGCGTAGGCGGAGTAACAGCACCTGACAGGAGCTTCGCATCTGCCCAGTCGGCGTGATCGCCGCCATCTGATCCGTTGGGGTCCACCACCAGTCGCAATGACTGAATCCCTGCAACGCTCAGATCAATGAATTGGACGTCCGATGCCCTGGTCAGGATTGGAGATGTGTAGATGGTTGCACCATCAGCCTCAACCCGGAACACCACAGAGCCCAAAGTCGAAGGAACCTCGTCGTCAATTCCGATAAATGCCTGAAAGCGGCTGTATGCCCCGCCTAGCGCATACGCCAGCGAGGAAGGAGCGTGAACGCCAAGGCCCTTGGCGTAGACGGTGCCCCTGATCGTGATCGGACGACCATCTGCAGCGCCCTGCTCACCATTGCTGCGGTCGCGTTCATAAGGTCCCCAGCCGTTAGATACGGCTGTGGGAGTCAGATCCGACAGGTAGACGGCGGTAGGTGGTGGCACATCATCGTTGGCAATAGTGCCGGTGGCGGCAGCCGATGCCCCGATTGTGTATCCCTGCCCTGGCAATACGGTGAGGATTACAGTCTCGTCAGGCTCTACGGCCGCATCCGGTGCCGGATCAACGGTGACGGTTGCTGTCAGCGCCCCATCAGCAAACGTGACAGAGCCTCCGGCAGCGAGGCTGTAGTCCGTGCCCTGTGTTGCAGTACCGCCGATGCTGTAGGCAACAGCAAGCGGCGGACCAGACTTGGATCTGGTAAGAGTGAAGACCAGATTCCCCGAACCATCTTCAGCCACCTGCGCAGGCGCCACTCCAATGGTGACAGACGGAGGAGTGAGCGCTGCTACCTCTGCCCGCAAGGCGGCGATCGTAGCCGCATCTGCCTGTTCCTTCTCGACCATGGCATCAATGTCAGCGCCTATGTCACGGCACTGCTCAATGGCTCCTTCAAGAATGCCAATGACCTGATCGGTTGATTCAGCCATGATGCAACGAACTCATGAGAGGTGAAGGCATTCACAGCTTACCGAGCCTAGAGCAGCGCCCCGTATCCGCTGCATCACCCTTTTGCTTTCAGTGCAGGTCAGACCGGAACCAAATAGTTCCTCGAAGGAGCGTAAGTGGCCAGAATGCCACGCAGCTCGTCCCTATCGGCTTCGTTGAAATTGCAGGCAACCACCCATTCATTGAGCCGAGCCTGGAATCTGGAGATGGCGTCTGGGTTGTCGCGGTCTCCTTTGGTCTCAAATCGACTCAACGTGGCGAAAAACCTAGCAGATGCTTTTTGAATCTCAAAAACGCTGCTGATTCTGCTTATGCCGCTAAAGAACTCTTCCAGCGAGTAGATGCGGTAACGACTTGTTGCATCTAGCGTAAAAGCAGAGCCGTTGCCAGTAATGCGCGCCAACAAAGCAACGCGAGTAGCGCCTGTGTAGCCACGGACGACAAAGGCTTCGTTATTCCCAAGGCCTGCCGTAATTAGAAGTATAGAGCCAACATAAACATTGTCTTCACTTGATGCGGCTGTGTTCAACGTGAGAGTGTTTGACCCACCAGCTTGCGGGAGTGCTGCTCGATCGGACAACACAATCGCTGGCGTTTGCTTGTTGAGCATCGCGTTGTACAACGAGGACTCCTCTAGCGCCTCGCTCAGGCCTGCGTAATCGGGCGGAACTGGAGGATTATCGACCAGGACCCAATCCTTGGCGGTGCCATCCCACTGCGCCAATTGCCCGGTGCTGGGGGTAGGCGGAACAGTCTCCTGCCAGCCTTTGCGGGTCAGCGTGGCAATCACGCCGGCATCAGACTCGCTCCGCAGAGGGGAAGGGGTTGAGGTTGGGAGAAAGAAGTAAGGCATGATTAAGAGCAGGGGATCTTGAAAGAGTAAGCGGCAGCATGGACGCAGCGCTTTCGTATTGCGCTGCTTGCAGGTAAAACGCTATTCCACACAGAAACGCACCCAATGTTATTAGCAAAAAAATAGTTATAACCAGTGGTGAGTCTTGTCGCCCCGATGGCCCACGGGGAGTCACTTAATGAAGCAACACCAGACACAGACGTTTCCGGCCCATTATTTATAGCGCCGCTTACAAGCGCAGGAGAAAACGTTCCGATTGTGATATAGGCTGTGTCAATGGCGCCTAGATTTACGGTTGCGGTTGGATAAGCGGTACCATTGGAGTGCTGAAAATCTACTCTCCCAGGAACAGAAGTAGATGGGCGATAATAGTAAATCATGGCATCACGGCTGGTTTGAACAGCGGACCCCTTAGAAAAAATAGTGTTGACAGCATCTTGTGGGGGATTCCCTATCGAGAATACACCTATAACTGTAGAGTTCGCCAAAGATACTCCGGAACCTTCAAGAACGTCATTTATCCCATCAAACCTGACCGATTGTGCTCCGTTAATTCCGTTGGCGCCAATTTTTAGCAAGGGTCGCCTAGAGTTGTCGCTTTGTGTCATGTTGTACAGAGATGTGCCCCTGTTTGTCCACGTGCTAACGACAGAATCATTTGCGCCAGATAGAAACCTGGCATCAACTGCCATCAGTGCTCCAGCATGAACTGCATTCAAATGCCTGCATCTCCTGCCCATCAGCTCGCCTTCTCCACTAACACCATCTGAAGCAACGCGTCTACGGCAAGATCGTCAGAGCCGTTTGTCGCATCTCGATAAATCTGCAAGCAGGTTAGCCGTCCTGCCGCGACCGTGCCGCCAGGTGTAATGGCTGCTGTCGCTGCGGTTTGACGGATTGTGCTGGCTGTGCCTGCCGCATCGGCCACGGTCTGTGCAGTGCCAAATGCCTGATCTTCGGCATCCCCATCACTGAACACTCGCATCTGCGCGCCGAACACAGCGGAGCCAGTGCCAGAGTTCGCCTCCCAGAAGAACGTCACCCTTGCTGTATTCCATCCTGTCGGCCATACAAACCACTTCTGCGCAAACTCTGCTGTTCCTGCGTCAAAAGCCAGTAGGTCGCGGTTGATCCTATTCGCGGCGGTTTCTTGCGAGTCAATGCCACAGCCGGCGGTTGTGCGTGGAATGAACTCTGAGGCGTCAATCCAGAACGATGCCGGGCTGGCGCCACCTTCTACCCCATCCTCGATTGCGTCAAGGTTTGCGTCGTGCTCTGCTGCCGTCAGCGCCGAGCCCTTGACATTGCGTCGGGTTAGAGGCAGGGGCACGGCAAAGACCTACTGGCTAGCTTTCCTGCGTCATGCTATCGACTCAATCGTAGACTCCGGGCTCATATACTCCTGGCTCGAAGACAGCCGTTCCAGTGCTGGCGACAGTGCCCGCAGCATCGCCACTTACGGACAGGGTGGCGGAGGATGCACCTTCTACCACAGCCTGCCCGAATGCGGTTCCTGCAATCTCCAACGTGGAAATACTGACGCCTTCCACATCAATCGCTCCGGCTGCTGATCCGCTGATGGCCAGCACCGATGAAGATGCACCCTGCACATCCTCTTCAATCTCTCCAACTGGATATGAGATCGTTTGAAGAGCGGTTATCTGATCTACCGTCAATGCTGTGCCCTTAATATAAACAAAGTCACACATGAAACCCTGCCAGTTGTTGTCGTCATTTCCAAGACTGCCGCCGACAACGAA